TTCTATTGTCCGAGGGCACTGCGGTTAAATTCGACACCACAGGCACAATGCCTTCTGGGGTCACTGCGGGTACAACGTATTACTTGCGAAATGTGGATGGGGCCACAGCAAACATATCGGCTTCTCCTACTGGGGCGCTGGTTAACGCCGCATCTACTGGGTCGGATGTGTATGTTTCTGAACTTGTCGATGTGCCATCAAAACAAAATGGCATGATTGTTTCGGATACATCTCGGTTTCTTCTACTCTTTGGTACGACAGCTTATGGTAGTGCAGTGCTCGACCCGATGCTGATCCGTTGGGGTAACCAAGAGTCGGTTACTGATTTTGTCCCTGCCCCCACAAACCAAGCAGGTAGTTTGCGCCTATCCCACGGTTCACAAATTATCTCTGAGCTTCAAACACGACAAGAAGTTTTGGTGTGGACTGATTCGGCGTTGTACTCCTTGCAGTACCTCGGCCCTCCGTTTGTGTGGGGGTCTCAGTTACTTGGTGACAACATATCTATCGTCGGACCAAACGCTACGGCTGTTGCTTCGGGTGTGGTGTATTGGATGGGGGTTGATAAGTTTTATACCTATAACGGGCGGGTGCAGACACTTCGCTGTGATCTAAGGCGGTATGTTTTTTCCGACATTAACGTCTCGCAGCTTGATCAGATCTTTGCCGGAACAAACGAAGGCTTTAACGAAGTCTGGTGGTTTTACTGTTCTACCAATTCCACGGTAGTTGATAAGTACGTTGTGTACAACTATGCAGAAGATATTTGGTATTACGGCACGATGGGGCGCACGGCTTGGCTTGACTCGGGGTTACGCAACTACCCTGAAGCAGCTACGTACAACTACAACGTTGTTGATCATGAATACGGGGTGGACGATAACGCCACAGGTACAGCCACCGCAATTGAAGCTTATATTGAGTCGGCTGAGTTTGATATTGACGACGGGCAGAACTTTGGGTTTGTATGGCGTATGGTGCCGGATCTGACATTCCAAGGATCTACAAGCCAAAGTCCACAAGTCACTATGACGCTTTATGGTATGAATGGTTCTGGGTCTGGGTTTAATACTGAAGCTGCGAAAGCTGTTGCTCGTACTTCTACAGTGACGATTGAGCAGTTCACCAACATTATTTATACCCGTATCCGTGGACGACAGATGATTATGCGGGTTGGCTCTGATGGGCTGGGTACAACGTGGCAGCTTGGTGCACCACGGATTGATATTAAACAGGATGGTCAGCGGTGAGTTTGCTTAGGCAACCCGCCCCACCTAGCCTACCTGCCGCAGGTGCTAGTTATGAACGTGCGTATCATGACCAGTTCAACAATGTTTTACGCCTTTACTTCAATCAGCTCAATAACAACGTAGCTGCATTACTAGGTACAGACGGGGGGCGGTATTTAAGTATTCCGTTTGGGGCATGGTCTAGCGATTCGGATCAAGTTGCTGTTAGTACAACCGCCGCCTACGCCGTTACGTTTGATGTCGTTGATATTGCTGACAGTGTGACGCTTGTCGATAATTCAAAACTAACGGTGCGTTACTCTGGGGTTTATAACTTACAATTCAGTATCCAGTTTGCTAATACAGACTCCCAGATACATGACGCTGATGTTTGGGCCGCAATAAACGGCACCAATGTCCCAAACAGTAACTCTCGGTTTTCTGTCCCTAACAGTCATGGCGGAGTAGACGGGCATTTGATTGCGGCTTTGAATTTGTTTTTGCCTTTGTATTCGGGTGATTACGTCGAGCTGTACTGGCATACTGACAACACTTCAGTTAGTATTGAGCAGATTAACGCTGCTTCTTCTCCCACACGCCCTGCCACCCCCTCAGTTATAGCCACTATGGTGTTTGTCTCTGCGATACCGGATAGCACGACATGACCACTTCGACCCAAATTACACCCGAAGCAGCTCTGGCGAAGTTCAATGCGTTTGTGCAGTCGCAGCAAATGCAGGACTATTTATCTCAACGCCAACAGCAATATGGCACAACCCCCAAAGGCGCAGCTTCGGACAAAGGGTGGACCGCAGGTGAATCTTACGCCAACCCGTTTGCGGGGTTGAAGGATTTTGGTTCAGAGGAAAAACCCACATTAAATTGGAACGCAGCGCTTGGCGAAGCGGGTGAGTACGAGTCTGGAACCCAGACCCAACAGAAGTCAGCCTATGACATATTAAAAGGCGCTTTTAATACAGAAGATAATATCTTCGGGCACAAGTCCACCTTTACTAAAGCCTACAGCACAGCCGAGAAAGACGCTAAAGGCAATCCGATTGAGATCAAAAACCCAACGCTTGAAGATATTCAGTCAGGTAAAGTTGCTTTTTTAGTTGGTGGTAAGACAGGTGGTGAGAGCCGCGAGCGCATGGCTCAGATGTATTTGCCTATGGGTGATAAGCTTGTCCCTATCGGAGACCCCCAGTATTACAAAGGCGAGCATCCTGACGCTAAGAATGTAGCTAATGCCTTAAAGATCGCGGCTATCGCTTCTTTACCTTTTGGTGGTGTTGGCGGTTTGTTGAGTGGGGTTACGGGTTCCGCAAGCGCCGGTACCATTGCCGCGCTTGGCGAATTAGGAATGAATGTATCGGGTACTGGGCTTGCTGGAACTTTGGCAAGCGCTGGGGTTCCTTCCACTTTAGCAAATATCGGCGCTAATGCTTTGGTAAGCGGGGGGTTAAACGCTGGTATTGCAAAACTCGTAGACATGGATGCGGGTAAAGCATTTAAGTCTGGCGCTACATCCGGGGCTATTGGTGCGGGGCTTGGTGAACTTGGTGCGGCTACTGGTTTGGATAAAGGGTTGGGTGCGCTGTACACCCCCGCTAAATCAATCGCTACTTCTGGGCTTACGTCTGCTGCGCTTGGTAGACCGTTTAACTTTTCCGAAGCTGCCAAGAATGCAGCCCTGTCTTATGGGTTACAGCAAGCTTTGGGTTCAACCGATTTAGCCCCCAAGCAGGGCGAAGCACTTAACAAATTCCTAGAGTTTCTGGGGAGGAAGCCGTAATGACAACGTCTTTTGGGTTTGGTATTGGCCCCGATAACGACGGGCTAACCACTTTACCGGAAGATTTAACTTACGATGACTTCTTCGAGGCTTTAAGTAACATTGACCCTTCAACAGTAGCGGCAGCAAATAAATTTTTATCTACTGAAGATCTGATCACTGGGCGCGGTACTGATGTTCAACAAATGCTGCAAAATATATACTCCACACCAGGGTCGCAAGAAGTTATAGCCCCTTACTTTGAGGAGTTTTCTAGGCAAAACCCTGAGCTAGCTGCTCAGTTGCAGCCGTATTTTGAAAAGTTGGTAGATCCTAATACCCCACGCACGGTATTTGATACTAAGTCTTTTTCCATGCCAACTACTGAAAACAACACCGCTAGCTTTTTAAACTCGGGTGTAAATATGAGTACAGCAATTGAACCAATATCCAGACTACCTCTTGACCCAGACGAGAATATCGCTAGGTTAGATGTTTCTGGCACGGTGGATATTCCAGATGACATTTCCATATTACGCGATATTGATGATGCAACTATTGGGGATGTTTCAATTAAACCCCCTAACGGTGCAGACCTAGCCAGCTTTTTTGACGCTTTTAAAAATATAGATCCTATTGCCGCCGCAGCTTTACTTGGAATACCTGCGATTGCTAGCGCGTTAAGCGGTAGCGGAGCTGGAACTGCCGCAAGTTCTGCTATTCCTACAACTACACCCCCACCCGGAACGACTACACCTCCGCCTGTAACAACCACACCTCCACCCGGAACAACCACACCTCCACCCGGAACAACCACACCTCCACCCGGAACAACCACACCTCCACCCGGAACAACCACACCTCCACCCGGAACGACTACACCTCCACCTACAACAGATACAACGACAACTTCAACAAGCCCAAATCCGACGGAAGATGAGTTAATAAGGGCTGGGATACCTAGAGAATTACTACCTCTCCTTCTTAAATACGGCCTTGGGGCGCTAGCTTCTTACTTATCCTATAAGTCTGCCAAGGATGCTCAGGAACAAGCTAAAGGGGCGTCATTTGCTGAGAAGGGTCCGGTAACTTCAACACGTCGGGCGTATCAAGGTAGTACGTACAAACCTGCGGCACAAGGTGGGCTGATGACGCTTGCCGGTGGTGGTATGACTGTTAAACAGCCCTTTTACCTCGGCGGTCCTACGGATGGTATGGCAGATGAAGTCCCTGCACATATCGACAACAAGCGCCCTGCTGCATTAAGTGATGGTGAGTTTGTGATCCCGGCAGATGTTGTTAGTCATTTAGGCAATGGTAACTCCAACGCTGGTGCAAGTCGTTTGTATGAAATGATGGATCGCGTGCGTGAGGCACGTACTGGTAACAGAAAGCAGGGTATTCAAATCAACCCTAACAAATTTATGCCGAGGTAATCATGGCTGTTGACATTGAAGCACTAAAAATAGCTGCCGCTGGTTCTGAAAGCGACAAGATTAAATGGTATGCCTCGCAGTTACGTGCAGGATACACCGACGCTCAAATACGTGATGCTGTTAATAGAGCGTTAGGTACCACTTACACTGGCGCGGAAGAAGATTGGAAATACCTTCAAGATAAAGCTGCTGAAGATGTTATTAAACAAGTTAGTACAGGGTCTGCAAAAGATAAGGCTACGGCGTACAACCAGCTCTATCAAGGTGCAGGGTTAAGTAACGACGCTATCCAGCAGAATATTATTGAGATTGCGGGAGAGCAAGATCCAGAAGATATTAGAGCGCTTCTTGGGATTGCTGGTGCTCAACGCGCAGCGCAATTACCAACTGGGGAAGCTAAAGCTGATTATGTAAGAGAGATGGTTGGGTATGACTATACCCCCGAAGAAATTATTAATTACATTAATACAGGTGTTGGCGAACAAACTCCAGAAAATATGACTGAGTTGTTTAGGCTCGCCGGAATACAGATACCCGCTGCTGGTGGGGCTGATACGGTTAGAGCTGGTGGAGGCGCGGATACAGTTGTAGCTGGTGGAGGTACTGATACGGTTGTAGCTGGTGGAGGTACTGATACGGTTGTAGCTGGTGGAGGTGCAGATACAGTTGTAGCTGGTGGAGGTGCAGATACAGTTGTAGCTGGTGGAGGCGCGGATACAGTCACGGCTGCTGGTGGGAACGACACCGTTAGCGCAACAACTACTTGGACATCTCCTACGGGTATAACAATCCAAGTCCCTGCTGGGTGGGAAAGATTCACTGGACAGCAAAAAGTTGACTGGTTCAAAAGTAAGAATATGACCGGCTCTACGCTGCAAGCGTTGGGCATACCCGCTACCGATATAGCAAGCGCAATCAAATTAGGTTTGCCGTCAGGCGCAAGTGCAAACTTTGACACCACAGTTAGGGGCGCTCCTACCACTGACCGTGTTGGTACAGGTGTTGCAGTTACAGGAGAGTCTGGACTGCGTGAGGGGTATGCACCTTATGTGCAGCGTTTACTTGAGCGAGCTTCCGCCGAAGCTGATGTGCCTTTTCAAAAGTACACAGGTACATCCCCCCTGCTTGAGTCGGCCAAACAAGGGATCGCTAACTTAACGACTCCCGCTCAATTCTTACAGGGTTCCAATCTTGCACAGGCTGCTGGCATTGGCGCTTTGGGGTATGGGCAATATAAACCCACGGCGTTTACGACGGGTACGTTTGCTAACCCTGTGCAGACTGAAACCACTGTACCCAAAGCTCACGGTGGTGAAATTGAGGGGTATGACGCTGGTGGTGCAGTTGATGTAGGTGGGGATTCTGTTACTAACCCTTACACAGTACCTGCTAACCCCAACATCCAACCAACTACTTACGGTGGGCAGAACGTCACCAATGTGCAGGCGTCTTACATGTCGCCTTATATGCAGAATGTTGTTGACGTCCAGCAGCGCGAAGCCAAGCGCCAAGCAGATATTGCCAACCAAGCTATCGGAGCAAAA